GTATGGGCTCAGTTCATATGGAAATGCATAGTAAGGCATTCTTTCTGGAGTAAATGGATTGCCACAGGCTCGCAATATTTGTCCGCCAGAAATCCATATGTTTACTTGTATTTGGTCAAGCGGGTCTAACTCTTCTGCCCCTTCAATACCTATTTGTTGAGCAAAAGAAGCATCAAGTGTTCCCCAATATTCTAATATTTCGTAGCGTTCTTGATCGGCATAGGGTTGGTTTTGATCATCACGAATTGTGTCTTCAAAGTATTTTTCTTCGTAGTTTCCACCGCCAGAAATAACTTCTCGTATTGCTTCTGGATTAAACATTGGCATTTTCATAAGGTTACGAACTTGAGAACGATTCATTTTGTGACGTTGAATTACATATTCACAGTCATCCATATTTGTTGCTGAAGGATCTGGGTATACATCCCAAATACTTACTGCTTCAATACGTGGTACAAGTTTATCTTCAGGAGTGTATTGTCTTCCTTCTTCAGTGTTTTCCCACCGATGGATTGTTTTATTAAAGTTAAAAGGACCCTTTATTACTCCTGTACCAAGGAGAGTAGATTCAAATATAGCATGTCTTAAAACATTAACTGCATTATTATCTGTAAGTTGATCTTGAATAACTTTTTCCATTGCCAATGCAGAAGATTGTGCTGGAGAAATTTGGGGTTCTCCCAAACGGGCGGGACCCTCTGCTATGGGTGCATCTGGACCAAACTCACCGGCCATAGATCCTAAAAAATCAAGATTAGGCGGTGTTGCCCCCGTTGATCCGGGAGGTAATTCTCTACCATCTCCTTCAAATCCATAGGGATCTACTGGAGGTTGTTCTTTCTGATCAATTGGAGTTTCTAAATGGGCAAACTCTGCAATACCTTCAGGAACTGGAGTAGACTCTACATTTATAGGAAATTTTTTATTAGCAAATAAAATATCTACAATTTGTCCGTAGCCAGCTAGTACTTTAGTCTTAGTTATCTTTATAAATACTTTAGATTTTTCTGTAGAAGTATACTGTGTAGTAGAATCATACACCCCACGAAAGTTTTTATACGCCTTTAACCAGCGTTCTTCATGCGTTTGTCTACTATCTTCAGCAGCTCTCATTCGTTCTTGTATTACGCCAATAACCCCAGAACTCTGAGACATTTCTTCTGTTAAATCTATTGGATCAGACATACTGTTCCCTCTGTATTATTGTATTATGGTGTGTATTTTGAAGCAGCCATTACTGTACCCTATGCACCTGTTTGGTTTGCAGATACGGATTTAGAGTCTTGTGTTGATTGGAATGGTCCAGCAATAGTGCCTGCGTTAGCACCCATAATGCTTCCATCTAATCCTTCACGATGTAATGAACCTTCGTTAGCTTCATTCATTGCTCCGTGTTTTAAACTTCCGTTCATGTAGCTCATCATATTATTCATAGTCGTCTCCTTTGGTTGTTGTTGTTAAAATACTTCTTGTTTTTGTTCATCTTGATATAGCAATTCACGATTATCTAGAATTTCTTTATCTTGTTTAGATAAAAAAGAACCTTCGGACTGTCTTAATTCTGCTACGTTTTCTTCTGTACTTGCAGGGTCCATTGCAAGATTAGATCTAATCACAATATCTTTTTCTTGATTAGCTTTTAATTTTTTAGATCGTTTTCCTGTATAATAATCTTCCGGAACTTCATTTGGAAATATTGCAAATTGGGCAAGTTGTTCTTCTACTGCTTGAGATCCTTGCATTCCATATCTAATAGGTTCAAGTAATCCCATAAATGGAAGAGCTTTTAATCCTGCTTTTCCTATACTACTTCTCCAAGCTTTTAATCTTTGAGTAAATGTTCTGGGGGTTTCTCCATCCATTCGTGTAGGTCTGCTATCTTCTAATCTATTTTGTTCATCCATAATTTCATCATCAGTTAAATTAGAACCCCTAATTGCATCTCTACTTGCTTGAACTTTTTCTCCCTTTTCAGCATCTATATTAAATTTACGATCTGTTTGTCTTTTAATTTTTTCATTTTCAAGAAATTTTTCATTATTTGCTATGTCTTCTAAAGTTTCTTGATTTAACTTTGAAGCTTCAGCAAATCTTTTACGGGAATTAAGAACAGCTTCCGATACCGCATCATCAATATATGCAGCATTGTTAGAATCTAAAGTGTGCAATCGTGCACTACTAGAATTTAAATTTTTAACAAAATTACTTTCGTGGCTTGTTTCCCAATCTATTAGTGCATCTTTTGGCATCCAACCCATAGCGTAAGTATGACGTAAAATTGCATCTTTTGCAGGTATTGCTGTAGTATGTTTTACTTTAATTTCTGTTTCTGGTATAAGCGTTTTACCACTAGTATTTTTATATTCATTAATAACCCCATCTTTAGCTACCATACTTTCTGCAGAATTATATCCTGTATAAGCAGTATATTGATTATCTAAAATGTCCATACCCGGAGTTACTATAGTTCTTAAAGCACCCTCAGTACTCATATATTTTATCATAGATACTGGAAGTTTTATACCATGTGTTAAATTTTGATTATTAATAGCATTTTGAGTTATATAAAAAGGATCTCCTTGTGGTAAATCTCCTCGTGCAAAAAGTGCACCAGATCTGTCTTTAGCTAAATTTCTTATAAAAATTCTTGTTGGATCTTTTTCTTGGTATTCCCCTAATCTTTCATTAAATACTTTAAATATTTTTTTTGGATCAGCATCACCAACAACATACGTAGCTTTTAAATTATCTACTATTTCAGCATTTATTCTAGGTGCATTTGGAAAAAGTTCTTTTCTACCATCTAGTAAAGCCAATTGTCTAGCTCTTAAAATATAATATCTTTCTAAATCTGTAAAGTATGACAGTCTACCCTTAGCAACATTTGCTTTTAAATTTTTAACTGCGTTACCACTGTTATCTAATGTGGGATTATTTATATCATCAAAACTATCTACAGTTAATCTACTAAATTCAGCCCCTCTATCCCCTGTTAAAAATAATAATCTAGCAGTAATTCTATCAATACTACCTTTTTGGTAAGTCTCTATGTGGCGGGTTGTTGTAGCATATATATCATCTGGTATACTTGTAGGAATAACCCTATCACCTTGGCCACCAATTTTTATAGCATAAGTACTATCCCCAGCAGCCAACCTACTCATAGGTTTAACATCTGTATATCTTTCAAAAATTGGGTCCATATAGCCTTTTAATATTTTAGGACTACCAAGTTTGCTATCTAATATATACTTTTGATTACTTAACTTTACATAATCTTTTGGAGACATATCAGCTATACGCATATCATTTTTAGGAAAACTATGATTCCTATACTTTATCATAGTTGTAAGCATGGCACTAACATCAGTCTTACTTAAACCTTTAGCAGCATTCACAGTGCCAGACTCTAAACTTTTTAATATTTTACTTTTCATATCAGCGGGTATAGAAGTATTCTGCATAAATGCTTCATAAGATTTTGCAGTCATACCCGGTTGGGTTGTAAGTCTTTCAATAAAAAGATCTTCTACAGTAATATTAGCCATTAGTATCCAAATACCTCATTTTGTGGGACATACCGTTGTGATTGCCTACTAGAATAATACGGTGTGCTTGCATTGTGTAAAGATCTTACCATCATCATATATCGTAACGCATCGTATGCGTGATCATCTGCTTTTGTATCTACATCTTCTGGGTTGTGTTTAGATAGTGGCAATGTAGGCAGTGTTCTTACTAGGTTTGTACAATTATCCATAATTCTTACTCTTGGTTGTCCTCTGCTATCACAAGCTAGTCTTCTATGTATCTCTATCTTTCCTGCTAGCCTGTTTCTATCGGATGGTATCCATCTACAGCCACCTCTATTCATTGTCTCTGCTATACTTGGACCTAACCCCGTTCTGTTCCAACAACTTGCATCTAACACAGAGATTTGCATGGTTGGGTCGTTTCTTTCCAATTCTAATACTAATTCACCAAGAGCTTCACCAGTTCTACCTTTTATATACAGTTCTCTATATATCCAGATATTGTTGTCCCAGTCTATAGCACCCCAAAGAATACAAGAAGGACTACTGTAG